GGCTGGGATTTGGAGGATGTGCCGGAAGTGCAGATGATCCTGCTTGACATCGCGTCTCGTGTGATGCAGGTGCCCGGCACCGTATCCTCACAATCCACGAATGGCTCAAGCGTCACCTACAGATCAGGTTCCGATGGTGGCGTGCCTAACGTGGCGCTTTTCGATTCCGAGAAGCGCACGCTGCAGCCTTACCGCCTGTCGTGGGGGGTGAAGCCGTGACTTCCGCGTTGGATTATCTCGGCCATGGCTCGTCCTTCAGCATGCCGGGCGCCACCAAATGGCGTCGACTGCGTGCCAAACGCAAGGCCAACCCGTACAATCCGGCGCAGAACGAGCCAGACTGGAGCGTGCCTCCGGACGAGCTCGCCATCATGGGCGCGCTCTCATCCAGTTCCAGTACGCGCACGCCGGGCACGCTCGACACGCAGACCGAATCAACGGCGTACCTCACCATCCCAGACCCGGACGCCGACATCAGAATCGGCGACCGGATTCGCGCCGACCCCGACGACGGACGCTTGTGGGAAGTCGACGGATTCCCCTCGAAGGATGTGAACGCGTTCACCGGATTGCGTCTGACCTTGGAATGCCGTCTGACGGAAAGAAAGGGCTGAACAAATGGCGAAAAGCAGGATATCGGTCGACTTCAATCCGAAGTTTTTCGACGAGATTCTCAACAGCGCGGGAGTCAAGGCGCTTACCACGCTGGCCGCGAACAGGGCACTCGCCTACGCGCGGGCGTCCGCTCCGGTCGATACCGGCGCATACCGCGACGGACTTGGTATAGAGGAGGTCAAAAGGGCGCATCGAACGACCGTCATGGTCGTCGGCCACGATCCGAAGACCATGCTCGTGGAATCGAAGACCGGCAATCTGGCCAAGGCTTTGAGGAAGGCGAGGGTCTGATGGCAAGCGTCATCCCACCCGACCTCGAATTGTTCCTTACCGGCTGGCTGCGCTCCCACATCACGGACGTCGCAGGCCTGCAGGTCGGAAACCGCATCCCGGACGATTACGACGGCTCCTATCCGCTCGTGGTCGTGCGTGACGACGGCGGCACGCAATCCGCCGACCGTGTGACTTTCGATCGGGCGATAGGCGTCAACGTGCTCGGATGGACACGCAACCATACGAAACCATGCCGCGATCTGGCGGCCCGCGTGTACGGCGTGCTGACCGGCGAGCCCGGCATCCTCATCGGATTCGCCGAAGGCAGCCGCATCTGCGCCGTCGTGTCTGACGGATGCAACGGCCCGTACCCGGTCGCCGAGGACGCGGCATGGTGCCGCTACTACATGACCGTCGAATATTCGACGGCCGGAATCAGACAACCATAGAAAGGAAACGCCATGGCCAAAGACAGTCAGGGCATGGATATGGGACAGGTGGAGGCGCTCGTCACCGCCGCCATAATGATCGTCCCATACGCCACCGAAAACAAGATCACGCCGGAGATGATCGCATCCAGCAAGGCAACGACGGAACTTCCGGCCGCCTACAATCGGTCGACCGCATGCATCGGACTCGTCAAGTCCGACGGCGGCAATCAGGATTCGCGCGACGGCGACGACCCGCTGGAGTTTTTGCAGGACGGGTACAAGAAGCTGCCGTTGGCGACCAGCCTCACGCAGACTTTCAGCCCGGCCGAGAACAATGCGCTGACCCGCAAGATCACCATCGGCGAGCCGGACTCCAATGGCGTCTACCACGTGGCCGACATCATCCAGGATGCGAAATGGATGGTGTACGAGGAGGAGACGTTCGACACGGGGCGTGTCCACCGTCGCGCCGGCGTCGTGCAGGTCACCGGCAACGAACCGGACCAGCAGGAGCGTGGCTCGGTCACAGGCCGCGAGCTCACCGTCGAATGGATGAAGGACCCGCTGTACGTGGACCCTAAGCATCCGAACACGCGTTGGATCGAAAGCTGGTACGACCCAAAAGCGTGACGGCGGTGGCTGTGACTTCGGCTGACGGCAATACGAGGCCGTCGGCCGTCCAAGGCGCGAATCTCGCGCTCAAGGCCGTCGCCACCCATGTGGACCAGACCACCGTGGACGTGACCGGACAGGCCACGTTCAAATCCAAGGATGCCGGCGTGGCGACCGTCGATGGCTGTACGCTCACCGCCGTCAAGGCCGGAAGCGCGAGGATCAACGCCACGTATGACGGCGTGACCTCGCCCGATCTGACGGTCAAGGTCACCGCACATGCCGCCTGACCGGCGGCCGAAAATCTTCCCGGACCGCCTATCTCGCCTGTCTGCGCGGTCCGGGAACCCCTTTTTTTTACCGCAGGCAGGCGAAAGCAGATAGGACAAGACAATGACTTCCACTTCCACCGACTTCAAGCCGACCGTCGAGGATTTCGACCAGTGGACGGAAAAAAACGACGAGGAGGCGTTCGCCTCCATCGCGCAAAACTACAAGGTGCGCCACATCATCAAGGGCGATGTGTATTGGGCGCTCGTGCCCGGCGGACGCACGTACAAGCTTCCATTGTCGATGAGCATCGACGATTTCACGAGACTGTCGAACACGTCCGATGACACGGAAAGCGTGGAACAGCTCAAACGCATTCTGAGCGCCTTCGCCGGAGACAATCAGGCGAAAGCGCTGAACGGCGAACCGGTGCAGGTCGTGTTCAACCTCCTGTCCGACTATGGCGACGCGGTGGTGCGCGCGCAGGGAGCCTCACTGGGAAAATCCAATGGTTCTCCCGCCAGCTCGCCGACCACGGGAGCGTGATCCGAGCCGATTTCACGGCGCATGGGTGGAGTCTGCAGGCCGATCTTGGCGGCAGGCTCCGCTACGGCGACGCGATAGCGCTCCTCGAACAGCTCATCGGCGATCCGTCGACCTACACGGGCGCGGAGTCCAACGGCTTGGATTATCCGGCCCGGTGGGGTGAGATACCGGTCGTCTACGCGCTTGGCAGCGACGAGTATCCGAAACCTTTCGATTCGCTCGCGAAACGATTGCAGGCTGACAGGGAGAAGGCCGAGCGTGAGCGGCTGCGCGAACAGACCAAGGGCATGAGCCCGGTATTCCAGTCGCTCTACGAGGACTGATTTTGGACAAAACTGAATAGTGGAGGTGCCGCATGGCGTTCGGCAGCGAACTCGGTTCCGCGCACATCAGCGTTTTCCCGTCGATGAAGGGTTTTCGCAGCGCGGTCAACAAGGAGGTCGGCGCGAGCGGCAAGGCCGCGTCGAAGACCTTCGATTCAAGCATGAACGGCGGCAAAAGCGGCGGACTGTTCGGACGCGCGTTCAAAAACGGTTTCAGACAGTCGGCGAACGATTTCAGCGCGGACGTGCTGAAATCCTACGAGCGTGACGTGGCGAAATCCACGGCCGCATACCGTCAGGCCATGCTCCAGCAGAAGGCGGCGGCGAATCAGGTGCGTGCCGCCGAGGAGAGCGTCGCCAATGCCGTCGCCAAGCATGGCGAGGGCAGCACGCAGGCCGAGGCCGCGACCATCAGGCTCGAACAGGCCCGGTTGAAGCTGTCCACCATGACCGACCGGGCTACGCAGTCCGAGAACCGGTTGAAGGATGCGCAGAAGGCGCTCAAGGACGCGCAGGACAATCTCGCCGCCAGCAGCGAGAAGACAGCCGGTTCGCTCGGAGCGGCGTTCAGAAACCTCGGCAGGGCGATGGCCGCCCCGGCGTTGGGTGCGATCGAGAAAGTGCGCGCCGGCTGGGCGAACGCCGACATGGCCATGCTCGACGGGGCGGGCGTGTTCGGCAAGATCGGCGGCATCGCCAGAGGCGCGTTCAACCAGATCGCATCGAAGGCGTCCGCGTTGGGAGGCAAGGTCGCCAGCCCCTTCAAACAGGGCGCGGCCATCGCCCGACAGTTCGGCGACGACCTGTCCTACGGGCTCGGCCAGCGCATCAACGGCATCGCCGCGAAGATTCCCGCACCATTTAAGAATGCCGTGGGCAGCATAGGCGGTTATTTCCGCAACGTCGGATCGGCGGCGAGCGGAGTGTTCTCAGGCCTGTCCGGCGTCGCCAGCTCCGTGGCCTCACGGATGGCCGGAGCGTTGAAGGGCGGAGCCGACACCGCATGGAATGCGATCAGCTCCATGTCCGGCAAGGCCGTAGGCGCGTTGAAGGGCGTCGCCACGGTCGGACTTGCCGGCGTAGGCACCGCCGTCGCGGCTTTGGCAGGAGTCGGCAAGAGCGCTCTCGACGCATACGCCACCTACGAGCAGGCCGTCGGCGGCGTGGACACGCTGTTCAAAGGCGCGTCCGGCACCGTGCAGAAATACGCTGCGGAAGCGTACCGGACAGCCGGAGTGAGCGCCAACGAGTACATGACGCAGGTCACGAGCTTTTCCGCCTCGCTGATCAGCTCGCTCGGCGGCGACACCGCGAAGGCCGCTGAACTCGGCAATACCGCCATGGTCGACATGTCGGACAACGCCAACAAGATGGGCACCGACATCGAGTCCATCCAACAGACCTACCAGTCTCTGGCGCGCGGCAACTATGCCATGCTCGACAATCTGAAGCTCGGCTACGGCGGTACGAAATCCGAGATGGAGCGTCTGATCCAGGACGCGAACAAGGTCAAGCAGGCGAACGGGGAGATGGGCGACCTGTCCATCGACAAGTTCTCGGACGTGGTGCAGGCCATCCACATCATGCAGGAGCAGATGGGCATCAGCGGCACCACCGCCAAGGAGGCCGCGACAACCATCGAGGGCTCCGTCGGCATGATGAAGGCCGCATGGCAGAACTGGCTGGCGGAACTTGGCAAGGACAATGCCGACATCAACGGATTGACCAAGCAGCTGGTAGACTCGGTCGGCACTGTCATCAAGAATGTGGGTCCGCGTATCGCGCAGATCATCACCGGCATCACCGCCGCACTGCCACAACTGTTCGCATCATTGGGCAGCACCCTGCCGGCACTGGTCATGCAGATACTTCCGCCCGTGCTCGGCGCGTTGGGACAGCTCGGCACGATGCTGCTGACCAGCGCGACCACATGGATATCGACGAGCCTGCCCCAGTTGCTCGCCCAGTTCCAATCGTGGGTCACGACGAGCCTGCCGTCGTTCCTGCAAACCGGATTGACGATGGTCACGAACCTCTTGCAGGGCATCGTGCAGGCATTGCCGCAGATCGCGTCCACGGCGGTGACCGTGCTGACGACGCTGCTGGACGGATTGTCGGCCCAATTGCCGCAGCTCATCCCCATCGGCATCAACGCCGTCCTCAACCTCGTGCAAGGCATCCTTAACAACCTGCCGCAGATCATCGACAGCGGCCTGAAGCTCATCCTCGGACTGGCGCAGGGCCTCATCAACGCCCTGCCCGACTTGGCAGGCAAGGTCCCGATCATCATCGGCCAGCTTATCGGCGGCATCATCAATCGCCTCCCGCAACTCCTGCAGGCTGGCGTGCAGCTGCTCGGCGCACTGGCCAACGGCTTCATAGCGTCGGTGCCAAGGCTTATCGGAGCCATTCCCGGCATGGTCGGCCAGATCATGAACGGGTTTCTGTCGGTCAACTGGGCGCAGGTCGGATTGAACATCATCACCGGCATCGCGACCGGCATCGCAGGCGCGGCAGGCAGGCTCGTGACCGCCGCCGTCAACGCGGCCACCAACGCATTGAACTGGGTGAAACGCAGGCTTGGCATCCATTCGCCGTCGCGCGTGTTCCGCGATCAGGTCGGCGAGATGATCGGCGAGGGCATGGCAGTCGGCATCGACGAGAGCGCTTCGAAGGTGAGGAAGGCTGCCGGACGATTGACCGGCATCCTGCCGTCGCAGGACGCCTCGTATTCCGTCGGCGTCGCCAACGCCTCGCGTGGAGTTAACGCCGCAGCCTACGGCAATGGTGGGAGCGTGACGAACATCACGCAGACGTTCAACTATCCGGCCATCGCGCCGACATCGATAAGCACGCAACAGAAGCTGCAGACAGCGGCCATGCCGCAATGGTAATCGGAAGGAATCCGGATGAAGGTCAGCTATTCGCTCAACGGCCAGCCGCTCGACTCCGAGCGGATGCGCGTCATCGTCGGCACGACGCATTACACGTCGCTGTCGCCGATCGTCGACACGGTGCAAGTGAGCGGTCGCAGCGGCGTCATCGTAGGCTCATCGATTCCGGTGCTGGATGCGCCTGAGCTGACAATCAAGGTCGCGGCGTGGGGCGCTGATTCCGATGCGCTGATCTCGCGTTTCCGCGCCCGTTGCCTGCATACGGCGAAGCTCACGCTCGGCAGGACGGAGACTTTGGAGGACGACAGTTCTCGCAGCATGGTCACGAGAGCGGTGTGCACGAGCTGCGAGCCTGACGATGACGAACGCCCGTTCCGCGACCTGCGCGTCATGACCGCCGTGTTCCAATTGCCGGACGTGTTCTGGCGTGGCGTGCAGTGGCAGGAGAAGGTTCTTCCCGCGACTGGTGGTCTTCTGCTCGCTGGAGGCGTCAAGCCCAGCACGCAAAAATACTGGACGCGCCGGCAGGGCACGCCAAACAATTCGCCGTCCATGCTCGCGGACTTCTACACCTTCTGGACTGGTCTTCCGAACAACAGTCCGAGCGTTTTGGTGCCGCTCGGTGAGGGGATTCCCGAGGGCTGGCTCTCCGACGCGCCGATCACCACGCTGGTATTGCGCTTCGGCGCCGCCACTGGTGTGACCATTTCAGATCCGGTGAGTGGCACGAATCTGGTTTGGAATCGCAAACGTGACGCCTCGCGTCCTTACCTCTTCGTCGATGTGGCCAATCGCAAGGCGTGGACGGCGGCCAATGCCGACG